ATTAGGAGGTTAATCTATTCATGTATATTAGTAGCGAACAGAAATATGCATACAAGCTTTTGCATGATGCATATTATGGTTCCGGGCTGTTCTCGTTAGGGCGAGGATTAAAACAGCACCCAAGAGAGAGCCTAGATAATTATAATTTTCGGAAGGCATTGTCTAGCTATTCCAATCATATTGCACCGATTGTTAATGCTAACGTTGACCCCATTTTCAATGATGAGATTAGACGTGAGTACAATTCTACAGCAAAATTTGATGTATTTTTAAAGAATGCTGATAGATTGGGAACATCATTACAAGAATATATCCAACAGCAGGCTTTAATTGCAAAGCTATATGGCGTGGTTTATGTTATTGTCAACAACGTGGCTGAATTTGGCGCAAGCGTCGCCGATAATGTGAAAGATAGACGACTTCCTTACTTGCTATCTGTTGAGCCTGCTGATGTAACAGGTTGGAAATTGGATAATGAGGGGCGTATTATTCGTTTTGAATATAAAGAGTCAATCATTGATGATAATGGTGGGACAAAGATTATTTATCACGAGTGGACTGATACCGATTGGAAAATTCGAGATAAAGGGAAAGGCGTTATTGCAGAGGGTGAGCATAATCTCGGACGTGTGCCTGTAGTTCAATGGTTTGGTCGCAGTACTAAAAAAACTACAGTATTACCTCATCCAGAGTTTTACTCATTGGCACAAAAGAACTATCGCCTATATCATTTAGATAGTTTATTAACGCAAATACTTAATTCTCAGACATTCTCTACTTTAACAATGCCCTCAGATGAAAGTGTTGAGGATCTAACTCTTGGGGTCAATAATGTATTGTTGTATCCATCTGAGTCTAGTCATCCGCCAGCATATATTGCTCCGGATAAGGGACCAGCTGAGATTATCATGAAAGAAAAAGACTCTGAAATTAAAGAGATGTACCGCATCGGTGGCGTTGATTCTGTAGTAGGGGTTCAGCAAGAAAAGTCCGGCGTAGCAAAGCAATGGGCGTTTAAACGAACCAATCAAAGACTGGCAAATTTTGCAGTACAATGTGAGAATGCGGAAAAAGCAATTATTGAACTATATGAATTGTGGACAAGTGAGAATTTGTCATATAAATGTGAATATCCAAGAGATTTTGATATTAATGATGTAGCTGATGTATTATCGCAGGGGCAACAGGCATTAGATCTTGGCTTTAAATCTAAAACATATTATACGGAAGTTGTTAAAAGAGTTCTCGATGGATATATGCCAAATATCGATGACAAGGTTTATGACGATATCATTAAAGAAATTGAGGATTCAACACAACAAGATGTTCTTGATGTCACATATTCAAACAGTAGTGAGGGCGATGATGTAGATGAATAATACTACAGAACAAACTATTCAGGATACTATAGATAAGTTTGAAAATGAAATTCGACGACTATTAGAAGCTGGTTATGCCCCACAAACTGCAGTACGAAAAGCATATAATAAATACCCCGTTATGGATGCCATGCGGGGTATTTTAATATCTGAATTAATTCGTGAATGTGTCAAAGGATATGGGGTTGATATTGGTGTAACCGGTAATGCAATTAAAAGTGCTATTATAAAGGGTATGCCATATGATCTAAAAACGATTTCTAAGGCTATGCAAGATGCGTGGGCACCTGATGGCTTAAACTTATCTGAACGGCTACATAATGCGTCTAATCGTGTCAAAAACGATGTTTCAGAAGCAATATCCGATGCAATGAAGAAAGGACAGGATACATTAGCTACAGCAAAGGCTATATTCGATGGCTATGGTGGTAATTCTGTAATTTCAAAAGCTGAGTTGCCTGATTTTTTGGAGAAGCTTCGCAAGTTGCCCATTCCATTGCCTAATGATGAAGCTGGGAAAGATATTCTTAAATATCAGCTTCGTAAAGTCCGTCGATTAGTTGAGCAAGAAACTACTCCGGGACTTAGAGCCGCATATAGTGAGTTGATTGATGCTGTTGAAAAGAGCAATACAGCAGCTTTAAATCATGCCATATATGTTGCGACGCAGGAAAAGGCTCGTTATCATGCTGAACGTATCGCCAGAACTGAAAGGGCTCGTGCATATGCAGAGGGTGAGATTGCAAGGCATATGGATGATCCTGATGTAGTTGCATTTCAATGGAAATTGAGCACACGACATCCGGTGGTTGATATATGTGATGTATATGCAAATGCTGATTTATATGGACTCGGAAAAGGGATTTATCCTAAAGATAAATTCCCTCATTTACCCGCACATCCGCATTGCATATGTCGTATTAAGCCAATTATAGAAGGTATGATTGATACTGCATCAGCCAAGCCAAATATAGAAGCTGGAGGGCTAGCATACTTGAAGTCATTACCGAAGCGGGAGCAAGAGCGCATTTTAGGCGTAAATGGTCGCAATTTAGTAATGAATGGGCATGCATCATGGACTGAGGAAGCTAGGGGCTGGGATGGTGCCGTATTTAAAAGCAGGCTGCCTGTTATTGAGTCATTGAAAAATTATATTAAGAATGGGAAAATTAATATTGAGGATCTTTCAAAGCGTCGGGAGTTTGAAACAATAGATGACGTTAGACATCGTGTTATTGATTATATTAACTCACCATACTTTAATAGTAGCTATGTGATGCGGCAAAGCATGCATATAAAAGGTGGTAAGCTTTACGATAAAACACAAAATAAAAGCTATTATAACAATGAAATCCCTCATGCTGATGTTATAAAGGCCATACAGGAAGGCGTTTATAGTGGTATTAGGTTTACTCGAAAGGGCGATTGGAATCATAAAATAATGGTTGATATATCCCCTCATATTGGGTATGATGTAAATGCAAGGAGAGGAACAAAGCAGAAAACTAGCCTTGCAACTGTACATGTATCAGGAAAGGGTATTCACATAGTGCCAAAGGGGAGTGAACGGAAATGACAGAAGAACAACTTTATAAACGCTATAATGAGATTCGTTCAGAAGATGTAGAAGTCATATTCGTTGATGGTGACACTATGACTGGTAAATTAGATTCGTTTACATCAGGTGTGAATAATGAGCCTGATGAAGCATCAATATATGTTGACGAATATGAATTGTATGCCAGTGAAATCGCAGAAATACGAGAAATTTAAAACTTAATTTAACCAATCAAGCACTTGCTTATGCAGGTGCTTTTTTATTTGCCTTTTTAGTATCGCAGGCGAAAAAGAACGAGACCGCAGTCGTGTGGTGTGGCACACGAAAATAAAGCGAAGTGGGAAAGGTATATTTTACAGGAGGTCATACAGATGACAAAAGAGGAATTAATCAAGTTAGGATTAACAGAAGAGCAGGCAGAGGCGGTGACTAAGGATTATGGGGAGAATTATGTATCCAAAAGTCAATTTAACGCCAAAAATGATGAGGCAAAAACGGCTAAGGCGGCAAAAGAAGCCTCCGAACGTTTGCTTGCTGAGGCGCAAGGCAAGTTAGAAAAAATTAACTCCACAGGGATTAAGGATGATGCCGGCATCGTTGCCATGCAGGAACGGATTAAAACCTTAGAAGATTCCGTAGAAGCCGAACGTAAAGCCCGTGAAGATGCTGATGCACAACGTATCCAATCCGAAATAACTGCAGCAGTTGTAGATTCTTTAACAAAGCGAAATGCGATGGATCCAAAAGAATTTTCCAAATTGATTGTTAGTAAAATTAAGGCCAATGAAGATGGCACTTATGGATATGTTAAATCTGACGGGACCAGCGGAACTGTTGATGATTGCGTTGATGAATGGCTTAAAGGGAAAGACTATGCGATTAAAGATAGTCAAAAACGTGGAAGCGGTTCAGGAAATGGTGGCGCCGGTAATGGTGGGGAAGGCAACAAGCCTGCTGGATTAAAAGGGGCTGTAGCGGCAGCTATTGAAGCCCAACAATGTGAATAATTTATTTAATGGAGGTATTTAACTAATGGCAATTACATTAGCTGAAGCAAAACTTAACGTACAAGACGATTTGCAAATGGGGATTATTGATGAGTTCCGCAAATCGTCCTTTTTATTTGATAACTTAACTTTCGATGATTGTGTATCTCCTACCGGTGGTGGTGGCACGTTAACATATGGCTACACTCGCTTACTCACTCAACCTACAGCAGATTTCCGTGACATTAATTCGGAATATACGCCACAATCTGTTACTCGTAAACGTTATACCGTTGATTTGAAAGTATTCGGCGGTTCCTTTGATATCGACCGTGTAATCGCTAAGATGGGCGGTATTGTTGATGAAACTACCTTGCAAATTGAGCAAAAGGTAAAAGCTGCAGCTGCATTATTCAATGATACGGTTATCAATGGCGATTCAGGCGTTAATTCTAAAGCGTTTGATGGCTTAGATAAAGCGCTTTTAGGCTCCTCTACTGAATACACACCAACAGCAGCAATCGATTTATCTGATAGCGCTGCTATTGATACAAATTACAAATCATTCCTTGATCAACTTGATGAATTCCTTTTAGCCTTGGATGGTACACCATCTGCAATTATGGGTAATACCAAATTGATTGCTAAAATTCGTGCAGTTGCTCGTCGGTCTGCAATGTACTCTACTAAATTAAATGAATTCGGACAACAAGTTGAATACTATGGCGTAACCCCATTGGTTGATCTGGGTGCAAAAGCTGGTTCCAATGATCCTGTAATTGGCATTAACGGTCAGGGCGAAACATCATTGTATGTTGCTCGTCTTGGCATCGATGGCTTCCACGGTGTTTCTTTGGCTGGCGATAATGTGGTTAATTTGTGGTTGCCTGACTTCACCAACGCTGGTGCAGTTAAAAAAGGCGAGGTCGAAATGGTTGCTGCAGTTGCATTAAAAGCATCTAAGGCAGCAGGCGTATTCCGTAAAATTAAGGTTAAATAAGGAGGTCAATTATGCCGATTATTAAATCTCCAGTACCTGATTATACAGGTCAAACAGGTTCAGTTGTATTTGTGAATGGCGAAGGCTTCACCGAGGATGCCAACCACATTGAATGGTTTAAAGAGCACGGCTATGAAGTTGTGGAAGATAAACCTGTAAAGGAACCTAAAAATACAACCCCAAAGGCTGACAAAGAGCCTAAGGATGAAAATCCTCCGGACAAAGATCCTGAGGACAAAGAGCCTAAGGATGATGGCCCTGAGGATAAAACCTCCGGCAAGGGTTCCGGTAAAAAATAATTGCTATGAATAGCCGGGCTATATTTGAAAAGCGTATTCGTCAGGCTGTAAAAGCAAGCACTATAGATGTGAGAGAAACTGCGCAAGAACAACATAGATTTACCTCTCGAACAGGTAATCTTGAAAAGGCGATTGATTATCAAATTTCTAATAGTGGCATGCAAGGGGTCGTATTTCTTGACATTGATGTTGCGAAATATGGCCCTTTTGTGCATGAGGGAACTCCAGCTCATGTGATTAATCCACGATTCAAAAAGGTATTAAGATTTGTCCCTCGTGGTGGGAATGGGTTCGTGTTTACTCGGAGTGTATTTCATCCGGGAACGGCACCTGATCCATTCTTATATGATGCGTTGGAAAATAACATACCAAACATTATTAATATATTTTCACAATATACAGGCCATGCCTTGGATGATGTGGCTCGTGGGTTAGTTAAAGACGAATATTCAATAACATTTAATATATAAGGGGTTTTAAGTATGCTGTACAAATTTGAAGATATGGCGGAGCTATTTAATGATGAGTTACTAGGTGATGAAGTAACGGCTAGTACTGTTGGAAAGGCCGAACAGTGGTTATATGCATTTGGTAATCGATTAGGTGTAAAACCGGATAAGATTATTCGTAGTTTTACAACCGACGAATTAGTGCTTGCTTATATCTATCGTGAAGTATGCGTAAATAAAGCATTTGCATTACCGGGTTCTTACAGCAATAGCGGCTCAACAGATGATTTTTATTCTAAAAAATTAGAATATTATGAATCTCGTATCAAGCAATTAGAATCTCGTATCACACCTGAACAGTTAACCGGCAACCCTACTGAATATAAGGGCTATCGCTCTGTTGAAATATTTAGGGGGTGACATATGCAATGGTATGAATTAATGCAACGTATACAAGATGTATTTAATGGCACTGATTTAGGTATTGATACTCGGCTAGGGCTTACAATTCCACATAATGCTGGAGTAACAGCCAATGGTGTTGTTATGATTGGTCGGGGGCAAGAGCAAAAAGATGATGATGTGCATTTAAAAGTTACGCTGTATCTCGAAGCTTGGACTAAAACCGGCACAAAAGAATTCGATAAAGGTTATCCACAATTAGTTGATCTCGAAAATAAGGTTGACGCTATATTATTAGCGTTTCGAAAAGCATGTGGAGAGCTTAATGAAGATGTATGCGTATTAGATTGTGGATTTCAAATCGTTGATCTCCATGTCGTAAATAAAGTAGGCGACCATGATAGTATACGCCCATTATTGGGCACTCAGTATACTATTGAGGCTCGCCTTTTTGATTTGAATGAAAGAGAGGATATATATTAATGCCAGAACCAGCAAAAAATTTAACTGCGTTAAAGCAAAGCAAGAAATCTCTTGTCGCTATGGGTAAAAATATATTGATCTACATCAATGTTGGTACCGATGAAACTACCGGTGCAAAATGGGAATTGTTGGGCGGTCAAAGAACAGGCGACTTGAATTTAAAAGCGGACTCAATCGACGCTTCTCATAAGGGTACAGGTGGTTGGAAAACTACATTACCGGGCATGAAAGAATGGTCCACTGAAGTTGAATCAATTTTGATGCTTAACGATGAAACTTTAAAAGTCGTATATCAGGCGTTCTTGAATGATGAACGTATTCATATCAAATACGAATATCCTGATAAATCATATGTTACAGGCTGGGCATCTATCACAGATAACTCTACGACTGGCGCACATGATGATGTGGCTACTCGTAAAATTACCCTTAACGGTGATGGGCCATTGTCTGAATTAAAAACCGTTTAATTTATAATCTCAGGAGGCTTTTATAATGAAACGAATCCCATGTGAATACTTTGGCGAAGGTGAAAAAATTTATTTTAATATTGGGCGTATTTTACAGCTAGAAGCTGTATTGAAAAAGCCTATAGGTCGTATTCTTGCAGAAGGCTTAGGTATGACGGAGGTATTGGTTGCCTTTGAAATTGGGCTTGCGCACTACAAACGACGTTCCTCGGTATTCTATCAAGAAAAAATTCAGGAAATGATGAACAATACGGACTTCAATTTCAATGAATTGATGATTACTGTACAAAAAGCACTCATCGCCAGTGGCGTTATGGGTAAAAAGATTTATTATCAGGAGTTCCCTGAGGAAGCCACCGAGGAAGATAATGCAAACATTGAAGCTGAGGAGGCTTTAAACGAAAAAAACTAATAGAGGGGGCTGATGCCCCCTCTTTTTTTGAGTGGTATCGATTCAATGAAAAGAATGCATATGGAGTACTGCAATTAAAACCTTGGGAATATAAGCGATTATCGGTTATGGAGTTTTATAAGCTATTAGAGGGCTATGAGGCTAGAGCAAGGCGAGAGCATAGTATTCAAGCATTCTTTTTTTCATTATTAGCTAATATGCAAATTGCTAAAGGCAAAAAAATTACCGTAGAGGATCTTATGAAACATATTTATCCACCTACGGAGCTTGACAGAATGAAAGAAGAAATAGAATTCAAACGTGAATGGATTGAATCGGGAGGGGGTGAAATCGAATAATGGCAGATAAACAAATTAATGTCAAAATTAATGGTACTTCTGCTGGGGCTGTGCAAGCTATTGATAGAGTCGGTCAAAAAGCTGATGAGGTACTTGGCAAAAAGTTGTCTTCACTTGGTGAAAAAATGTCAAGGGGGTTGTCCATTGCTGGTGCTGCAGTTGGCATTACAGCTGTTGCAGCCGCAACAAAAGAAGCTGTAAGGGCTGGTACTGAATTAAGTGATAAATATGCGCTAATTAAATCTCGTATTAACTTAATTAATGATGGGACGCAGTCCACCGCTGAAATTATGGACAAAGTATATGCGTCCGCCGAACGTACTCGTGGATCATATCTCGATATGGCTGGGGCTGTTGGTAAGTTGGGAATCTTGGCAAAAGATGCATTTTCTTCAAATGATGAAACAATAGCTTTCGTTGAACAGATGAATAAGCAATTTAAAATTGGCGGTGCATCGATTGAAGAACAAACCTCTGCGATGTATCAACTTACACAAGCAATGGCAGCTGGTAAGTTACAAGGGGACGAATTTAGGTCCATTATGGAAAATGCTCCATTATTAGCACAAGCTATTTCACAAGAAATGGGCTTACCTATGGGCCAGCTAAAAGAAATGTCCTCACAAGGCTTAATTACAGCAGATGTTATTAAAAATGCAATGTTTAATAGTGCCGATGAAACAAACGCTAAATTTGCTGAACTTCCTATGACGTTTGCGGAAGTTGGAAATTCAATTCAAAACCAAGCAATACAGGCATTTCAACCAGTATTGGAAAGTTTGACACAGATGACGGCTGGCAGTGAATTTAAAGAAGCATTAAACGGGATTGGTGTGGTATTTCAAGGCTTGGCAGCTGTTGCCCGTGTTGCTATTAGTGGCATATCAGGAGCATTTTCTTGGGTTACTACTGCGGTTAGATTAAATATACAGGCATTGCAAAATTTTGGATCTGTATTAGTTGCTATTGGCCCTCCAGCAGTTGCTACATTTGCTGGAATTACAACATATATGGTTGCTTCTCGCATTGCTGCGGCTGCATTTACTAGCACAATAACCGTACAAGGGGCTGCAATCGCCACTATAAATGCAGTTACAAAGGCTTGGGCGGCTACAACAGGTACAGTAAGGGCTGTATTTTTGGGAATAAGAACAGCTATTGCAACAACCACAGCAGTTATGGGGGCATATAGAGCTGGCATATTGATTCTTAATGCTGCACAAGCTGCAAATGCTGTTAGGACGTTAGCGGCGTCAGGGGCAATGGCCGTATTTAATGCTGTATTAGCAGCCAATCCGATTGGGTTGGTTGTTGCTGTTCTGGCTGTATTAGTTGCTGCACTTGCTTCCAGTGAAATTGCCACTAATGGCTTTGGTGCTACTATGAAAAGTATATGGATGGGAATCGTCCATACAGTCACATGGGCTATTAATGGTATTCTCAGCATGATTAATGCGCTTATACGTGGCATTAACGCTGTCTCAGGAAAAATAGCGTCTGTATTTAATACATCAGCAAGTAAAATTGATGAATTAAATTTAATTGATGCACAGGCGGCTGAAGATTTTGGCAATAATACTGCAGATATGTTCGGTAATATTGGTGACGCTTTAAATCCTTCCTCAGGTGGTGAAGTCGGGTTTGGTGGAGCTGGTGCTGGGGCAGGTGATTATGGAACTGGTTCCGGAGGTAAAGGCGGGTCAGGTGGTAGTAGCCAAAAAGATGCCAAGGATGAGGCGGAGCGATTGCATCGTCAAATCCTTGAATCGTGGACAGAGATGTTCGGGACCCGTGCTCAATTAGCGGAGCAATGGCGGGATAAGGAACTTGAAGAGTTAGAGAAATCTAAAGCAAACAATATCCACTATGAAGAGGATAAGCAAAAAATCATGGAAATGTATGCCCGCAAGCGTGAGGATGCGATGCATGAAGAGGCCAAACGATTGCGTGAATTACAAAACTCTATCCGTGACATGAATGTTGCGTTTAATTTCAATACTGCTGAACGTGATTCAACTGGGGCACAATCGCCACTAACTAAGTTAGCTAAAGAGCAAGACGATGCGGTTAATTCGATTAAAGATAAATATCAGGAATTATCTGATAAATTCGCTGAAATGACGGAACGTGATAGGGCTGCATACATTAAGATGTTGCAAGATACTAACACGCCGTATGAATTAGAGGGTAATCGTCTTACATTTAAAGAGCGTGAAAATGCTGAATTAATGGCGATGAATGAAAACTTTGAAAATCAAAGACTTGACTTAATCCGTACAAGTGCCGAAGAAGAGTGGGCGATAAAAGAAGCAATGCGTACACAAAATTTTGAAGCACTACAGCAGGCTTTGACTGATGAATATGTAGCGACTCAGCAAAATTATGAGTTACGAAAACAGCTTCTTGAAGAGTATCAACAAGCGGTTATGGATAGCCATTTTAATAGTCAGCAGATGTTCTTTGATATGGCGAATGCAGGCATTGATAGTATGCAAGAGGGTATATCTAAATTGATACAGGGCACGCAAAGTTTAGAAAAAGCGTTTCAAAATATTGGGAATGCTATTTTAAAAACGATCGCGGATACTGTAGCTAAATGGATTGCGGCTCAACTACAACAGATGATCTTCGGTAAAATGATGGCTAGCCAAACGGCTGCAGCGAATAATGCTGCATTACAGGCTCAGTTACCGCTAGCAACTCAACTAGCACAACAAATGGCAATGGCTACATGGGGCGCTAGTGCTACAGCCGGCATGGCTGCATGGAGTGCTGCATCGGCTACAGGTGCTGCGATGAGTTCTGTTGCATCACTAGCTGGACGACTTGGCAATATTGGTGGAGGTTTTGACATTGGAAGTGGTCCGCAAAAACTCGTACCAAATTTGAAGTTGGCAAGTGGTGGCCTAGCATATGGACGCACCTTTGCAGAGATTGGTGAAGGCAATTATCCTGAAGCAGTCGTTCCATTATCTGAACAGGTATTCGGACAAATTGGTGAAGGTATTTCAAAAGCTGGGGACGGTGGTGATGTGCATGTGCATGTCAATGCTATGGATGCCCAGTCGTTTATGGGATGGCTTGAATCGTCAGGCGGTCAAACCATACGTCAATTTTTAGTAGATAATAATCGTGAATTTACATCAACAGCGGGGACGTGGTAATTATGGCAGAGTTAAAAAAATTCCCTAACATCAATACGTTTGCATGGGATTCAAGCAAAATGCAACATTGGGATGTAAAAACTAAGCGGAGTGGATCCGGTAGATTACGTACAATGACTACTCAGCAACTGCCACAATATACTATTTCCGCATCGTTTGCCGTATTGAATCAAGAGCAGTATGAAACGATGATGGGCTTTTATGCCACTGTAAAAGGTGGCTTAACCCCGTTTTTATGGCTTGACCCTGAGGACCATACGCAAAAAGGCATTCGACTTGGGACCGGGGCCGAGAATGAATGGCAAGCTGTTCGTAAATTCGGTGATTATATTGAACCTGTTGCATATGTTGAAAACGTTAAGCTATATGCTGACGGTCAAGAGGTTAGATGCACCACTGACAAAGGTGTTATACGTCTAGCAAGTGGGCAGACTGTATCTCCTACCGCAATTATTACGGCTGACTATACATATTATTGGAAGGTCGTATTTAGTGGCGACTTTACAGCCGACTTGAAATATAGAAACGTTTATAAATCTAAACCGTTCAAATTAGTTACAGCATGGTGAGGTGATAAAGTATGAAGCACGTTGATGAAGTTCTTAATAGTCATCTCAATACGAATAAATCATTTGTTAGCTGTGATCTATATGAGCTGCAATTAGTGAGTGGAATCTCGTATTACTGGGCCGATACTGATGCTAATGTATCATATGGCGGTAAGTTATATCGAGGTGATGGGCCAATTATTACTCGGAACCAAATAAAAACACGCTCCGAAGTGGCCGTCGATAAATTAACTGTCAATATTTCTTGCAACAAGGATGACAAAATTGGTGGAGTTCCGATTATGGCGGTAGCTCATAATGGTGGATTCGATGGCGCCACTCTATCTTTAAAGAGAGCTTTTTTCGATGAGAAAAATCATATTATTGGGGTTGTTTCTTTGTTTACTGGAGAAGTTAATGTCAAACAGGGTGGAGGCCTTACATTACAGCTTGATGTCAAATCAGTTGTGCAAAGACTCAATACTGAGTTTCCGGGTAAGCGATATTATCCTCAATGTCCCTATAGCATTTATAGTTCTGAGTGTGGCGTAGATATTAAACAGTATCGAAAACGCATAAAAGTTGTATCAGTTCCGGCTACAAATACTATTACGATTGATTCTTCATTTAGCAATGGCTATTACAATGCTGGAGGTATTGAGTGGATAAATGGCCCTCTTGCAGGACAATCTACACAAATTATGGATAGTCAAAACGGACGTATTCGATATATGACTCCTGCCG